TTTAGGTTAGCGTTGGAGTAGATGGATAGGTAACCAGTAACTTTTGTTAATTTAGAATAATCAGTTGTTTCTCCTTCTATTATTTCAAGATTTCCTTTATGTATCATATATTTATATTAGTCTATAATTACTTTTAATTCTCCATTTATATACTCTTGCCCTCTACGTAGTTCATATATTCCATCTGGTATTTCTGCATCACCTACTTCTGGACTATGTTGTGAATGAAGTAGTGACGTGTTCTTTGCTTTTAGATAACCAAATATGTAACCATTCGAGTAAAGATAAACTTCGCCATTATTTATCTTATGACTATTTCCTTCTTGCCCAGAAGCCAAAACTTTACTTGAAGTTTTTTTAGCTTGTTCTGGTATTTTATCGGTTTCTATAAAAAGTAATTCCCCGTGTCTATATGCGTTTTTCATAAATAATTTAATATCTCTTAATAACTACATTATAGCCATACCGCCATACTATGCAAATCTAATCTGTGGATAACTTCTGAACCTCCTCGTAATAGTGTTTTATTTCTTCAACATATACAAATTCCTCCCATTTAATACTTCGCTTCATTCCTTTTAATCTTTCTATTTCTAGTACAGTTTCTTCTCCATATTTTGCTATGAGGTTTGGTCGCATTTGGATTAAGTGCCAACCTCCTCCATTAAAGTCTGCATTACATTCAGGACATTCGCCATTGACGTTGGTTTCTGAAAAGCATAGTTCTAAGTCATTACCTCCTGCTGGAGCAAAGTGTCCTGCTTGTTTGTTTTCTTTTATAAGTCCACAGGCTATACAAGGCTTGTCTTTATCTCTTAATCGTATGAAAAGGGAGAATATGTGCCAGAGCATACCTTTGAGTATGTCTGTCCGAGTTGGGGCTTTACCTGTTCCATATCTTAAACAAGGGAGCATAGGAAGTCTATATTGTTCTATTATGAGCTTTTTGAGTGCTTGCTTCTTGGCTCGTTTGGTCTTATTTGGCCTTATACGCCTCGTAGAGCGTAGTTTAGACCCCTTTTTGATGTCCGATAAGGCTTTGAGTTGTTTTGCCTGTTTTTGGGCTAAAATCTCTTGGTAGGATTTTTTCTTAAATGGAGAGCGTTTCATTTAATAAATCTTATTCAAAATCTTTTTTATTATATCTTCTTGTAGGTAAGTAAATGCTTCTTCACTTTCTTTTGTTAGCTCTATTCCTGCTCGACGCAAAATATAGTGAGTTAAATGTAGGCTTTCGTGAGCAACAAGACCTACTGTACTAATCCAAGAGTCTAAATGTTTAATACACATTACATATCCATTAGGGAGTTCTGTGTATAGACACCCAAGACCTGTATATGGTTTAAAATAATCATCTTTGTTTTTCAAAACAAAATCAGTATTTTCTTTAGCATTTTTATTTTTAAACTTTTTAAAAACATCAAAAGCGTCCTTAAACTCTCCGTTTACCACTATGGCGATGTCTTGTGAATACGGGTCTACTGATATAATAAATACTTGCTTTTTACCAAATTTAGATTTTTTTGACATAAAAATATTATACCACAAACAGCAAAAATCCCACACGGGTTAGGTGGGGATTTTGGCTCACACTGCTTCTTAAGCTAATTATTTTTTAATAGACATTTCTTTTATACACAAAATTGATATTAGGTTAAACATCAATGATGCTCCCAATAAAAATGATATATATTCAGTCATAACTATATTTTTTTAATAGTTCCGTCTCCTAGTTCGTAAGTTCCTGATGTAAAGTTCATTGCTGTTGAGCCTGATACTGCACAGTAGACTGCGTTAGTTGCCTGTGCTTGATAATTTAATCCTGTACCTGACGCTGACAAATACGTCAAATTGTTACTACTAAGCGGAGTTGTAGTATAACCTCCATAATTAGGATTATAGTTCCATATTACATCATAATTCCATCGCCACGGTTGAGTAGGGTAAATAGTTCGGGAATTATCATTGATGATTGTAATGTGAATTGGCGAGACATCATTTGCTCTATCATCTTTGTCGTGGCGTTCTTTGATTTTGTCTAGTCTACCTTTCTTAAAATCTTCAATGTCATCTTTGATAAGTTTAATCTCTTCTTCAAGGTCATTTTTCTTATCTTGTTTATCCTTTAACTTTTCAAGAAGTCTTTTTATTATGTTTTTAAGGTTCTCGATTGATTTTTCTTGAACTTCTTGTTGGGCGAGTTCAAAAGCCTTTTTTGCGTCTTTTTCCATTTGATTGAAAGAAGCAGTGCTAACATAATTTTATCAAAAGCCCACATCTTTTACAATGTGAGCTTGCTGTACGTCATATATGATTGAGATATTACTCCTCCGAGTTTGTGAGCCGTAGTTGCTCGAACTTCTGCTTTATTAGAGCATTGATGATATATTACTTTACTTTGGTTGGTTTGTCAATATATTCTAGGTAATAACAGCTTTTTTTCTTTAAACAAGAAGCAAGTGTGCCTTATGTTTCAATTACTGGTTAATCCTTGTACCTCTACTTTAGTAAATACTTTAAGAGTGTGATGAGAAGTATTCTTTATTGAAGTAATGTGATTATGATTTGATTACATACATATCAGATGGCTGGGAGAGAACCAAAGGTTAGGACCTTTTAATGCTGTTAATAAAACTCTTTTACCCAGCTTTCACATATATACACAATCAAACCTTGTTGTTTCAATAGTTTATCAGACTATATCCCCTAAAGAGCTGTTTTACTGCCAAGCCCTTAAACGCAGGTTCGTAATTGAATTGTGTTTATTCTTAGAAAATGAGCTTGTTAGGGGAATGAGCGTTTACAACTCTTGCTTTTTCAAGCGGGCTTGTAGACTAAAAGTCGTCCCTACAGTATCAAAACTTCCCCTAATAAACTCACTTTCATAGAACAATCTTTACTCACTGGAGTATATTTAGAAAGGCAAGAAATTGTCAGAAGCCAGTCTCACGACATCAGGCATTGAACGACTTATTGTTATGCGTTCTACTGTTTTTATCTGAATAGTCATCTTGCACCATTACATTGTTTAGATGTGTAACCACCTGTGTTGTCTATTCCACCACTTTCTAAATATATTTCAATGAGCAAAGAAAAAACCCTTTGTGTAAAGCAGAGGCTCGATGCGGATTAACTCGCACGGAGGTTTCCCTCCACTCTACTCTACACAAAAGGTTCTTGTGTTATGTTAATCAATTCGAGCATTGTTATTATCGCACCACACTAAAATAAATGCAAGTAGGGGTGTGGATAACTATTTTTTATTATTAGCCCAATTGTGCATTGTATAATGATACTCTGGGTTTTTGTTTAATTCCTTTTTTAGGAAGTTCCATCTCCAATCAAAAATAGGATAATCTTGTTTTGTGTAATAAAGCGGTACAAAACCTTTAAAGTATTTTCTTTGCACACGATAAAAATATTCAGTGACTCCTGAAATGTGTTCAATCTTTCTAGTTATGACCCAGTTGAACTTTTTAAAAATCAACTTATCGCCAACTTTTATTTTCATACTTAAAAATATTTCCTTAATTCACTGTCTCGAATAATAAACTTATCTTTTCTCTTACTTTTACAGTACCACATTGTTCCATCTCTTTTTTGGTATAACTTACAGGAACATAAAGGGCATCTTTTTTGTAGTAGAGCTTTTACTTTATCCTGTTTGGTTGGTTCAAATAAAGTAGACTGTTTTACTTTTATGAACTTATGGGCGTATTGTTCTATTGAGAGGTGGGAGAGGTTCATTTTTTATATTCTGGTGTTAAATAGTTAATCATATCCTGAATATGTTTGTTAGTGTCGCTTTCGTTTGTAAAAGAGTTTTCAAGGATTTCTGTGATGCACTTATAGCAACCATAATCTGTTTTATTTGTGCCATTCGCTAGACGAAAGAGTATACCGAAGCCACGGTCATTACAGTTTCCTATTTTACAATTTAATCCTTTGTATGACTTATTGACCATCTCTTCTATCTTTGTATCAATATTTACTTTCATACTATTTATTAGTTAGTTTTTAAATTATGTTGCGTGCCTGAGTGTCTAAAAGTCTCAATCCTGTTTTTATAGTAGATATTTGTTTTTCCTTACTTTTCAACTTAGCCTTGGCGACTTCCATTTCAATACCCTTTTCGGTTCTTTTAAATGCTTTTTCACATGCGTTGTCACTTTTGTATTCGTGTCTATGTTCACCAAAATACTGTGCTTCGTATACTTTAAGGTCAGCCCAAATTTCACTTAGTTTACTAAATTGGTCTGTTAATTTTTCTAGCTCGTCAAAATATTCTGTGGGCGTTTTCATACCTATATCATAGCATGTATAACAGTATTGTCTACCTGTGGATAACTTATCAACAGTTGCCTATTGACACCACTACCATAGGTGCTAAGATAGTGTTAGGTAGATAGTAAGACGGTATGTTGGTTACGACTGAAATATGCGTTATTACTACTATTATTAAATAACAAACAACATGAATAAAGAAATAATTTTAAACGAATTGCCAGAACAGATACAGCTTATACTTGGAGATTATTATTACGGAGGTGTATCAATAGCTCAAACATTAGATAACTTGGAGGAGCTAGGAATGGAGTCAAAATCCCGCAGAAACGTAGAAGCACAGATACTAGGAAACGACTCATTTTCAGACGACATGATTGACTACATAAAGGACAGAATAGACTTAGACGGAATTAGATTAGGAAACGAGATATATAGTCAGGATTTATTAGCTAGAAATTATTAACATGATATACGATAAAAACACAGGTCAGATAGTAGAAAAGAAACTAGACCCGCTAGAGAAAATAGAACAAGAGTTAGAAGAAGCAATAGAGGTATTACAATACTTTCAGAACGAACAAAACAGAATATCAATAGAAATGTCAAAGTGGGAAAAGACAGTAGACCAGTTAAAGGAAGAGAGAAGCAAGTTAGTACCGATAGTTTATCCAGAAGATAGAGATGAGCATGATTGTAAATTAGAAAAGTGTACTAACCCAATCCACAATGCAATATAAATACTACGACAATGAAGATAAGAAGCACTATCATGAGTTAGACGGAGAGCCATTGTTAGGTGCTTCGACAATTACTAAAGTTTTCCCTAAAGTTTTAACTTATTGGGCTTCAGCACTTGCTTGTGAGAAGTTTGGCTGGAGTAATCCTAAAAATGTATCAAAGGAAGAAAGATTGAAAAAAGTAAATCAATTCATGATTGATACTGAACATTATCAAGCAGAAGATTGGTTAAAACTTGGTGATGAAGCGTACAAAGCACATGCGGTTAAATTGAAAGATAGTGCTGAAAGCGGTACGGATTTACATGCAATCCTTGAAACTTTTGTTAAAACAGGTGAAGTTAAAGACGACAAGATACTACCATTCGTTAAATGGTATAAAGAAAATGTAAAGCGTAACTTATGGAGTGAAGCCCATTGTTTTTCTAAAGAGCTTTGGAGTGGAGGTATATCAGACTTAGGAGTAGAGTTAAATACTGGAGATTATGTAATTATAGACTTTAAGTCAGCAAAAGACGTGTATTACAGTCAATTCGTACAGTGTGCTATATACGCAATAATGGCCGAAGAGAATGGACTATATGACGCAGATGGTAATAAAATACTTGAACTTGATAAACCAATAAAAGGTGTGTGTGTAGTCCCATTTGGGGCGAAAGTGGTCGAACCTATCTTTAATTGGGATATTGAGGAGTTAAAACAATCAGCGACATTAGCGACAAACTTATATAAGATACTTAATAGAAATAAAGCAATATAAACATGAATAAAGAAGAATTAGGATTTGGAGGAGGTTCAAAAAACAATCGGTTAAAACTTAATGAGATAACATTAGATGCAGAAGATGGTGTATTTATTTACAAGAAGTTTTTAGACCCAAAAGATGAGTCTGGTAATTATCCATTTGTTAAATTAGATGTGAGAAGTATTGAAGGGACAATCATAGCCGTGAGAAGAAAACTTCAGTACTGGAGTGATGATGATAAGAAGGTGTTTTCTACTAGTGAGTTTAATAAGAACACAGAAGAGATTACATTTTATGGTAAAAATGGAGCAGAAAAGGGAACAGCAGAAACATTAAGAACTAAGTACCCAAACTTAAAGACACTAGCAATCATCTACTTTGTTTCATCAAAGACTGGAGAAATGGTTAGACTTAACTGTAAAGGACTTGGATTGCAACCAGAAGAAAATAAATCACTTGAGTATGCTGGACTGTTCCAATACTTAGGTCGTTTTGAAGACGGACTACTACCTTCACAAGTAATTACTAAGGTTATGTTTGTACCTAAAGATATAACTAATGGTAGAAAGACTAAAACATACCAAGCTATGAGGTTTGAGATGGGTGATAAAATTGAGGATAAGGTTACTTTAGCAAAGATTGAGGAGTTTCAATCTTTGGTGTTGTCACAATTTGGTAAAGAGGCAGTCAAAGAAGTTAAAGAAATTGATAATTCTGTTGGAGATACAATCGAATATCCAGATGAAGAGGTTAATATTGATGATATACCATTTTAGAACCTAATAATAGGGGCGGTGGAATACCCGCCCCACACTAAAATGACACACACTCAAATTGTAAAACAAAAGTTAGAGCAAGTACCAAACTTTAGAGAAAGGAGATTTAGAAACCCTTATCTAGCTGTACTAGCTCTAAGAGATTGCGGGCATGAGGCTATGTTGGACGATAAGAGTTATGTAATGAGTCTAACTGAACTAGCAGAGTTTGCCATATCCTTCGATAGCTTCAGACACGCATGGGGAGAAATTACTAGAGAATATCCTAGTCTACAAGGTAAAGACTATGGTGACGGTAAAGCACTGGCACAGCAACACTGTATAAATTTAGGTTACGAGCCAACAATTAAATTAAATATATGATAGAAGAAAAAACGGAGTATACAGAAAGAGTTAGAGTTAAACCAGAACTTAGGAAGCTAATAAAAATAGAAGCAGTTAAGAGTGATATTGCTATGGGAGAGTATATAGATAGGTTGTATGAGTTTTATCAAAAGCATAAGACCTGTAAAAAATAACATGCAAGGACTAACTTATAGAGATTTAAACCCGCACCTGTTCATCAAACAGAATATCAAGCGTTGGTTTAGATTGAACAAGGAGAACATAATAGACTGGGTGATGATGACTATTTATCTCATACCACCCTCGATACTTATAGCCCAGTCAATCTATCATGAGATGTGGGGAGTGATTATTAGTAACTTAATTAAAGGGATATGAAATACTTAAATCAAATTATATTTATTACTGGAATACTATCTGTTATATTATATGATATGGAAAATAACACCTCATTGCATAGTGGGATATTATTTTTTGATGTCTTTTGTACAATAATTTTATTTGGATTTTTTTTCTTAGTTTTAGATATAATATCTGAAAAATAAAAAGCGACCACACCGAAGTGTAGTCACAGTCCGTATTTCAACGGCTACCAGTTAAGGTAGAGATGTCACCTCCTTTCAAAAGCTGAATTTGCCTGTAATTCTCCTCCTGCGAAGGAAGTCTGATGTCCACGAAAGTGGCGGAGCGTTACGATACGCAGGGTGACGAAGTTCGGCTCTCATGCGGGCAAGCTCCTCCTCGGGAATTGGTGGTATCACGAAAAGGTGCTTTTGGTTTTCTGGAAGTTTCGCGTTTGCCATTGGTGTTATCTCTGGGGTTAAATCCAGTCCTCCGTTTAATGAGTTTGTGTTTAGTCATTTGAAAGCAAGTGTTAGAGAACAAGTGCTAGTATAATTATAACATTATGTGGACACGATATATAACATCTTTTATAAAATGTAAGAACTGCAAGCAAGTAGATGAGATAGTTGGAGATAGTGATTTTTGCCATAAATGTATTGGTATGACTGATGAGGAGCGAAAGGTCTACCGTAGGAGTTACAAAAGAAAAAAGGAGCTACGACCCGCTCCTTAATTCTCCTACTACCTATTACTTCTTGTGGTGTAAGTTCACATTTTTGTAATAGGCTTGTAGCAAGTCCATCTATGTTGTTTACCGATTGAAAACATATAAGCCATGGTTTCGATTGCTTGGTCTGGATTGTATGGGCTACCGTCTACTATTCCAATCTTATTTGAGAACTCGTCAAATGTCTCTTTTGAGAACTGAGCTATACCATGAGAACCTTTTGATAGTTTATGGCTATCCTTACCATTGTAGGCATTAGGATTGAGTCCACTCTCGCACTTTAGAGTATTGAGCATACTCTCCCCAGAAACACCGTACTCAAGGGCATAGGAGGCCACCAGAGCCTTTATATCGTCTGTTGTGGTACTTGCATAGGTAAATGTCCCACAAGCGAAAATAAGCCCTGTTAGAGCTATGATTTTAAGTTTCATTGGAGTTAGCGTTTTATACCACCAATACTCTCAGGCATGGTCTTCTGCCATGTAACCTTTAGTGCTGAACGGACAGCGGAGAGTACGATTGCAATCCAAAAGCTATTCTTAAATACTTGTGAATATTGGTCTGGGGTTATTTGAGATAGACCAATAGCGAAGAAAGAAAAGAAACTGGATAAAAACGTCTGAATAAAGCTAATAATATGTTCTTTGAGATATGTCATATTTATGTTTAGACTTTTAATGTCCAGTGTTAATTATACCACGAACAGCAAAAATCCCCACAGTTGAGATGGGGATTTCGGCCTTCCAAAAAAGTGCAACCTTTAGATTGCAAGACAAGTCTATCACAAAAAACACCCCCTGTTAAGGAGGTGGAAGGAGTTTCTAGCTATTTCTAGCGGTATAACTACAAAGGTGTCTCAAAAGGAGGCATAATGTTATTATTCATGGACTCTATTTTTACCGCTAAAAGTTAAGTAAAGTTGTTCCCAAAAAGCTATATAAACTATGAGTGCTTAAATATTTGAAAGCTGTTCAATAGTCGTGTATGTAACTCTCTGGGCTATGTACTACAACTCTTGCTAGAGCCAACAATATTATACAACACTTATTTAAGTGTGTGGTGTGGATAACTATTTATTACTCTCAATCCACTTATACATCTCATCTATCTCCCGTTTGAGTTTCTTTAGCTTACCTTGTTCTAGGTCTTTATAAGCTCGGCATATAGGACATGAGGGACAGTAGGTAGAACACTTATTGCCCCAACAGTCCTTTATCATTTTTCTTACTTCTTTGTCCATACAGCTCCAATGGTTTCCTTAAACTTTATACCCATTTTAGTTAGAAGGTCTTTGAATGTAGTCCACCATGTAGCTGGCTTTATGGTATCAATGGTTGCGTTTGGTGTTACGATTGTTTCGTGTATTTCTTCTGTTACTCCGAGATAGTAGATAGCTCCAGTAGCTCTTTGTTTTAGGAAGTCTTCTGTGATTATTCTAAGCCCGTCTGGTGATGACCATTGACCGCTAGAGTCTTCACATATAAGACATTTAACCCCGTTGATTAAAGTATAGTCTACTGCACATATAGCGTGTCCAAAGGTTGTTGGTTGTCCTTTATAGACTGGAGTACAGTTAGGCTCGTCCCACTCATCTCCATTGCTTACAAAGGTTAATACACAGTGTCCATGAGCGTCTATTGCTTCTGCTATTGAGTCTATGTTTCTGTGATTTATGAATGTCCTATATCCACTGACTTTTATATCAGTCTTAGGGATTGTAGCTGAGTTCATTTGAGACTCGTTCATGTTCTGAGAAGGTGCTTTATCCTCAGTAGTTGTTCCAGTGTGATAGAGAATATCCCCAGCGTTCTTTAGGTACATGCCTTCACTTGGATAGTTAGAACGTAGCTTATAGACAATAGCTGAATTAACCTTTACGTTCATTGTTTCTAGTGCTTTAGCTGATGACTGCATAACACAGCTATAACTTCTATTCTGATTGCGTTGGTTGTATCTTTTCCACTGACTCTGAGGTGTTTCTACCCATTGAACAGGAGTACCCATAAACAGGTTCTCATGCTTAAAGTCGTACTTCTTTTCATCATCTGGTCGTGGGTCTTCTAATACCGCATTGAGATAACCTATGTTAACTTTATCCATTTAAATCTATGTTAAGTGTTTTAATAATGTCATTAAGCTGATTTCTAAGGGTTACTATCTCATACTTTAGGTCGTTTTCATCTAGTTCAGATAGATTGTCTATGATTATGTTGTGTGTCTTTACTTGGCTTAATGGGTCGCCTTTAGTTGGAAGCCACTTTAGTTCGTTAAGTTTGTCTTTCATTTATTCAAAGTAAAATAAGTAGTAATAGCTCCTATAAGTCCTCCTAGAGTTGTTTCTGCTATCCTATGTAAGAACCTGCGGTTGTCCCTTCCTTCCTCGGTATGAAACTTCTTTAGGGGTTCTATCTCGTTTGTTCTAAGAAGGTTAATCTCTCTGGTAGCGAACTCTTTATTGCTCTTGATTTGTTCTGTTACCCATTGTTCGTGCTTTAAAAATCCTTCATTCCACTTACTTTTCATGTGAGCATGAAACTCTTCATGCTCCTTCCTATCTTCTTTAAAGTCTTGCTTTAGGTCACGGATTTCCACCATTACTCCCTCAATCCTAGCCAAGATTGTTCCTATTGTTCTTTCAAGTTCCTCCTTAGCCATTTTTCCTATAATCTAAGGTACTTGCTATTAAGATAAAGTAGTCAGTATTTTTCATATTATTCCAGTGTAGGCTTTGTATATATTCGGCTTCCAGTCCAATGTCCCAATAGGTATCCAGAACAAATCAGTATCTCTGGGTCTACCTTATACAAGAAAGTAAAAGATTGGCTAATAGGTGGTTGGCCAAGGATTATAAGCACCATATCCACTATCGCCCATACTACTGCCGTTATAAGTATTAGATAGAAAGCGAAGTTCTTCATGTTATTGACAACCATCACATTGCACATCTTCAGCAGGGTCGTTTACAGAAGGTACTTCTACTTTAGGTGTTTCACTTGTAACAATCTGAGTATCTTTGTTGTAGGTTTTTAATTCATTCTCAAGAAATTCGGCTTCTGCTTTAGCATCCCATGCCCGTATTTTAAGCTCATCTGGAACAGTAAAAGCATAACCAAGTCTCTTTAGAGAAGTTATACCAGAATATCCTCTTACTGGATTGCCTTTGTAGAAAGAAAAAATGCCAGGGAACATCCTAAATTGATACTTAGATGTTATCTCATCTGGCTCCTTGCCACACTCATAGATACAAACACGAATATTAGGGTTCAATCTCTCAAACTCCTCCATAGTCGGAGCCATTGATTTACAATTACTGCAACCTTCTGAGCGAGCAAACTCAACCAATACTAGACCATCAAACTTTAAAACTTCTGACTCAAATGTATCTTTGTTTATTTTAATCATTTGTTATATCTACTGTTCTAATAATGTTAGCGTCATATTGGGCGAGGATTGCATCGGTCTTATCCTTTTGAGATGTTCCGTAGAATTTAACCAGTCCAGTCTCAGTTTTTATTCGGATATTGTCGTAGAAGTCATTGAAGTGCTTTTCAATATACTCCTGCGGAGTACCTATTGCTCCATCATACCCCAATTCCATAGCTACTATCGCTAGGACTGATTCGTTTTCTTTAGATATTGGTAATTCAAATCTAGATGCTATTTTCATAATATTTATTATAACACATTTTTTAAGTTCTGCTCCATACAAACCAATTCTTGCTAACAACATATGTACCACTACATGCCGAACCATCCCAGTTACAACCTGAATATGATAGACATGTAGTTTCATCACCAAAGGTAGAACAGTTACCATTTGTTATGTATGGAGATATGTGTATACCGTCTTTGTAATTAGCAAGAGTATATGACGATGTATTATCTATTGTTTGACCGCTGTAAGGAATAATGACCGAGTCTGCTCCAGTCGATGAGTCATTGTATAACCAATAGTCTCTATCTAAACAAGTATCAATGTTTGGAAGAGTTGCGTTTAGTACAGATGACCATGTACACCCTGTTTCAAGTCCGCAATCTGTTGAGTTATTATACTGCCCGCAAGTAACAGTTGACCCACTACAATTTGCTCCATAAAACCCACTACAAGTACCTGTGTTATATGTTCCATCACATGAATAGGTGTAATAAGTACCTGAGCAAGAAGAACCATCCCAACCACAACCACTTTCAGCTAGACAGCTTGTTTCATCTGTAAATACAGAACAATCATTCGGAGTACCGTTCCAAGCACAGCTTCCTCCATAAGAGTCATTTTGAGCATAGCAAGAAAAACTATCACCAGCCCCTGAACATGATGAAGTATCTACGGAACAACCTGATTGACTTGCACATCCATACATACCATATTCGTAGTTGTATACTGAGCAATCATTACCTCCAAACCATGTACAATTACCTCCGTGACTACTGTCTGCTGTACAATCGGTTTCGTTGTTGTAGTCAGAACATTGATAGGTGGGAGTTCCAGTACATGCAGAGGCGTTAGTAGCGTCAAGAAGCCACTTTGTAGCTGTATTATCGAGAGTAGCAGAAGCAGTAATACGCTTTACTTTCAAAGCTGTACCTCCAGTAGATACTAGAGTCGATGTAGGAGAAGTAGTACCGCCAGCCATAACACCATTTGAAAATGCTCCATAACCATTAGTAAGTAATCCAACTGAGGAAAGATAATGGTAGACAAACCCAGATATTCTAACTATAAGACCATTTCCAGCAGTAGCATCTGCGTATAATTCCCCAGATGAGTTTGCTCCAAATGATGATTTTCTTGTACCTGAGAAGTTAAAATCGAGCCAAGTGTAAAGTCCTGTGTTGTTAAATGATACAAGTCTTGTTGTTCCAGGAGTTGAGTTACTTTGAGCTTGAGGAGTGTTTATAGAAAATCCTGCTCCAGCAGTTGTAGTATCGTATGAATAAGCGTCAGTCCAACTGCCAGCGTTGATGTTAAACTGTGTTTTGAATATCAAAGAAGGATTTGCTGTTCCTTGCACTGGTAAAACATAATCCCTTACCGAAACAGTCTGAGAACCTGCTGTTGTGTTTGTTTTCCAACCTCGACCAGTACGTGTAAAAGAGGGAGATACTTGCTGGTTACCTGAAGTAGCAGATGTTGAGTTAATAACCACCACACCATCTGTTGTGGTAGTTCCTAGAGAAGCTTTGCTTACTGTTTGTGTACCTGTCCAAGTATTAGCATTACCTAAGTTAAGTCCGAGAGTATATGGTCCAGCACCAGAACGAGTAAGTGTTCCATTTGTTGCGTTGTTTACAAAAAGGCCTGTTGAGCTAGTTATATATCCAACATCATTATTAAACTCAGATAGATTTGGGGGAGTAGCAAGCCACGCGCTAAATATTGGGTCTGCTTCATAGGTAGGAACATCTCCTCCAACGATATATCCAGAGTCATTTGTGAATTGTGAGATGTTAGAGGTGGAAAGGAGGCCATTGAAGGAAGCCCCAGTAAAGGCATGGACTCCAAGGTCTAGGTCTGCTGTTGCTCCTGTATATGGTACATAGCCTGATAGGTCTATTGAGCCAAACTCAAGTCCATCTTCTGTTGATTTTACTTTAGGAAATTTACCAGCTTGACCAGTATAAGATTGAGGAGTATCTAGTAGGTTAGTGAAAGCTCTAGCACCTCCACCATAATATTTATTATTAGTAGTCTTAGGTTGTCTAGCTAGTTTAGATATTTCCTTATAATCATCAATCCCTTTTATTGCTGTCCAATCTAGTCGTTCATCATCTACGAGTGTTTCAAGTTTATCTCTAGTTTCTACTGCTGTTTCTTGGTTAGGTACTTCTTTGATTATTTCTGTCTTTTCAATGACTTTCTCAACAACAGGAACATCTACCATACTAGCAATATCTTGCTTGTCTGTTTCAGTTAGAACATAGTCTTTACCATCTTTAATATTGAGCTTTTTTCTAAGCTCTTTTGCTTCAATATCAACCTGTATGTTTACTTTCTTCATTTAATATTAAGAGTGACGGTTATATCCATAGGTTCTTGTATCATTTCCATCATCTTTTCCATGTGAGATGTATGGTCTTTTTGTTCTGGGATTTCAATGCTTTGAATAGCTTGTTTTACTTCATCTATGGCAGTAATGGTATCGGTCTGTTGAGTATCTAGCTTATCGTTTAGGTCTATAAGACTTTCAGCAGTAGCAAGACTAGGTTCAGTTATGAACTTGTGTATTGTTTCTAGTTTTTGCTGTTCGGTTTGCATTATTTTTTGTTAGTTAGTGCTTTAGTACCTATTACCCCAGCTCCTAATATACCTGCTCCTACAAGTAGAGGGTTAAGTTGGACTTTTCCAAACGCCTCAACAGGTGCTTTACCCTGTTCTTTTGTGATAGGAAGTTCATACCAACTTACACCTTTATCATCTACAATTCTTTTTGCTCCGTATTTTTGTAGGTATTTACCTAAGTCTTTTTCGTAGAATTTGTAGATAGGGTTATTGGTGTCTACTTTGCCAGATATGTCAAAGGTTCCTTTTAGAGAGTCTTGTACCATCGGAGTTTGGTCAAAAGCAGATGGTAACGCACTATCATACACACTTTTTGGCACAGCCTTAAATTTCCCATCTCCGAGGACATCGGTGATTATCCAAGCATTATTAGCACTTTGAGGTGTCATTTGATAGGCGGTTTCTCCTACCCTTAAATCTTCTGGTTTTATTGTTCTGTTTTCACTATTAAACCAGCTTCTTTGTTCACCTAACCCCTCAATCTTCATAGCAGTTTCTCCTGTAGGGAATTGGAGTTTTGTTTTGCCGTCTTGTGCGGCTTTCTTTATTTCTTCTCGTACCATACGGAAGTGAGCTTGGTTATTGTCGTAAGGTCTTAGTTTTTTTAGCTCATTTAATCTTGGTTGGAGTTTAGATAAATCCTCTTTATATTTAACCAATCTTTCCTCGTATGATTTTCTTGCAACAGAATTGAGTGTAGGTGATTTTAAGTCATCTTCTAGTGTTCTTATTTCTTTCTCGATTTCATACTTTCTACCACCCCAATCAGTTTTTAATATATCTTCTTCCCTATCTAAACCACCTTTTTGTGTCAAATCACTCTGTACTTCTATCACTCGTCTAGTCTTGTTGTCTGCCATATCTTCTATACGAGTGTGTCCGAAGTAGTTATTGGTTTGTCCTGAAAAGTGAGTAGAACCTGCTGATGTTTTTATAGGGCTTTCATAGATATTTTCCTTATAGTTTTTTACATTTCCTCTTAATTCATCTGGTAGAGTTATATTTTCGTATTTATTAGGATTTCTAAAATACTCATCTGCATTTGGGTCATTTCTTAGTCTTGAATTTGTAGAAGATACTTTCAAAGGCAACAATTCAGCTTTCACTCTATCAGCAAAGTCTTTTACATTTATAGGACCATCAGGCATAGTATCTAGGACTTGTCTGGTTATATCTCGTTCCACTTGTTTAAGTTCTCCTCTGTTAGTAGCGTCTAGGATATATTGTTTAGATACAGTGGTTTTACCTTCTAGGTCTTTGAGGATTTTAGTAGTGAGATTACCTGTTTCTTGGTATGGAGTTGCTGTTTTAATAAACCCTCCTTGTTTGTTAGGTGTATTTTTGATATTTTCTACAATATCTTTTGCATAAAGCTTAACAGCATCATTAAATGACATATTTTCTTTATTCACTGCATCGTATATAGCTGTTCGTATTGTTGGTGAAGCGTTTAGAAGTTTTGTTGCAATACTTGTATCATAACCAGCTAATTTATTTAATATATAAGCACTAGAACGTGGTGAAGATAGTGGAAATGTTAGTAATGCAAAAATATCATTAGCTATCCCCCTAATACCAGTTGGAGCACCCAATAAAGTCTTAGGTGCTATTGGAGATAACCTTGAAGCAGAAATTTTATCAAGCAAATTTTCACCAACATCGTTACCAAGGGCTTTAATTGCATTTATATAAGCGTCGGTATTTTCATTAAAAACCTTTTGCAATCTATTTATTGCAGTAACTTGCTTTGTTGGTTCTAAGTTAAAGTTACCAACTTTACCTATAATAGATTGAATATCTTTTATCACTTTTTTACGAGTTGAGTATGTGTCATATAATTTCTGAAATTCTCCAACCTGTCCTTCTCTAGCAGTTGAAAATGTAGCACCAGCTCTACTCATTATAGAATCCTTAATATCTTTTAGATTAAGTTTTAGATTCTTTACTAATGGGTCATCTATTTCCTTTATAGCTGGTATGTTATTTATTTCAGAAAGTAAATCCATTGTTTCTTTAGCTGACATATTTTGCATATTCTGTGGTATTCTCTCGGAAAAACCAAATCTATCAGCTATCTTTTGAAGCATATTAGATTCAGTTTCTGGTAATCCAATTCTACTTCCAGTAAATGCATTTATTATCTTTTCCTTACCAGCTCCAAATTCGTCCATCATTGTTGTTTTAAATGCATTCGCAGATGCTCTAGCATCATTTAATACTGATTCTGGAGTTACATTACCTAGATAGGTTTGTACGTTACCGTTTTTTAATCTATTGTACGCACCACTTGGTATACCTGAAAAGTTAGGAATAATTGCTTTTAGAGTCTCCCCAGCAATTTCTCTACCTGCTTTGAGTCCTCCTATACCTAATGGTATTACAGCAGACAATGTGGTTGCAAAACCTGGCATAAATAATGAAGCACCACTTTTATCTTGCTGTAAATTATTTGCAATATCTGTCGCGTATCCAAAAGGTAAAAATACAGCTCCGTTTTTAGCGGTTTCAATTCCAATTTGTTTTAGTCTTTGTGATAATGGTTTAGCTAAAAACTCCGCTTTTGATATTAAAGATTGTTCAATAGTAGGAGCAATTTCGCTAGCTAAGCCAAATCCTTTTATGCCTTTAAATGCACCACCACTCAATGCCTCAACTCCAGTACCTAGTGCTTCTCCAGCAATTTGAGTATTACTTTTGTCAATAACTGGTATCGCCCTAGATATTTGTTCCTGTAACGAACCTCTGCCTTGTAGATTAGACAAAAATCTTTCAAGATTAGTAGTGTCTTTCCCTTGTAATTTCCTCTGTTCTATTAACTGCTGTGTTCTAAAAGCTGTATCTTGATTTGTTTTTTCTGCATCAGTTAATTTACTAATTACATCTCCTGAAGCAAATGCCTGTCCAGCACTTTCTCCTAGTTTTTGAGTTGATGGTGATATAAAATCCCCAACACCAGCAACTACCCTAGAAGCAAACCTAGCGGGAGCTGTTGCTTTGTATATTAGTGAGTCTTTACCATAAGTATCTTGTGCCTTTTTTTCAGCAGAAGTAACCAATGAATTTAAAAATCCTTCTTTTGTTGGTAAATCTGTTACATTGTTAGAATATTGAGGGTATTTTTGTATTACTTTCTGAGCCACATCAAAGTTAGACAAACTAGCATACTGAGGATATTTATACCTGACTGATGCACCAAGCTCTTCCATTGTCATTTTATTCTGATTATCCATTATAGTATTCCCAATGGGTCGTTAGAACTATTAGTTGTTTGATTTTCTGTTTTATTGTTATAAATATTCTGGTTGCCTATGAATTGTTTTGTTACGCCAGCTTCAGTGAATAGGTTTTTAATTGTAGTATTTCTGTTAATTGATTTTTGAGCGATAACTTCTTTAGAATCACCTGCTTGTGGAAAGTACTGTTTATCAGCACTCTGAAATTCAGATGGACTGATAACTGCTCCAGATTCTTGGCGAAGGATGGCATTTACAAAGTTTCTTTTTGCTTGCTCGTATTGCTGTCTATCTGAAGTTTGTAATATACTTGGTATGTTTCCACCAAAAACAGACGTAACTCCAGTAAATTGACCACCAATAGAATCAATTATGCTACTAGCTTGTAAAGCTCTTTGACCATATCCAAGTGATTTGGCTTGTGTGGCATTTAATGGTTTACCATAATCAGTATAAGAAAAATCAGACAACTCATTTCCGTTTAAAGTGTTATTACCTCCTAAGAATGATTTAGTTGCTCCATAACTTCCAAGTGCTTTATATGTTGAAGCAATGTCTGTTGCACTATCAATACCAGACAAAACACTTGCTGGTGCATTATGCTGTACTGCTAGTTGATATGCTTTACTCTTTGCATCTTTAAGGTCATTCGCTTGTGTTTTTAGAGCTTCAATATTAGCCTGAGCTTTCAATTTCTCACTGTCAGTTAGGTCGTTTAGATTAAGAGCATACATCTTTTCCAAGTAACCTATTTGCTGGTCTATTGGGTCAAATTCTGCTTTAATTTTTCTGTCTACTATGTCTAAAGCTCCTTGATAGTTATTTTGTGCCTTATTAGCTTCAATAGCCAAGTTAGCTAGGTCTGCATTTTGTACTCTTTGTATTTCACGTGCTCTTTGAGTAGCTTGTTCTCGTGTAATAGAAGGGTCAGACATAATTTTATCAATCTCTTGCTGGTAGGCTGTTTTCTTCTGTATGTACTGATTAGAAGCGTCAATATATGCTTGTTGTTTCTGGTCTACTTGATTTGCTTCATTTAAAGCCTGTTGTTCCGCACTCTTACCTGTTACTTTTGAGTAAAGATTGGAAAGGGTGTTTTTAATACCTGCATTTGTGCTTATATCAGTTGTATTAGTTGGTACTGGAACAGAATATGTCCCATCAGCATTTTGAACTGCACCAGTTGGCGGTATCATGTACCCACTAACAGTAGCATTTAGTTGTGTACTTGCTGTTGAAGGATTTGGATTTGGTGGAATTACAGGAGCAGATGTTCCTTTTAGAGTATCAGCAGTTATAGATACTGGGTTATTTACTTGTGAAGGTGTTAGTGAAGTGTACTTTAGTACGTTATTTAGTTGGTCGTTGTTTAGACTATCCAAGCTAACTGAATTAAAACTAGGAGCTGGAGCGTTATTAAGTCCAGTACCAGCAGTTAGTTTTACATTGTCATTAGAAAAACTTTGAGTACCTGCATTATAGGTTACTTTATTAGCTCCGCCACCAGTTGTATAGTCTTGAACTGCCATATATTTATATTATTATACCATATTTATTTACTAATTAACCAAGAAGTTGGCTTACTTTATTTACAAGTATCATCTTGTTGAACTCATTTTTACCTGTGAATTGGAAAGCAATCTTCAGTTGGATATACTCTGATGTTTCATCTAGGTTTACTTGTTGGTGTTGTGATGTTTGGTTGCTTATTTCTCCACACTTTATCCACCTTTGAATAACAGCCTTAGCAGTACCAGTTACTCCAGTGAAAGTATCGTCTAATGTGACTGTATAGTAAGTGTTATGGTTATCAATTCTAGTTATATGAGCAGTTTTACTACTTCCAGTTCCTTGTATTACTTGTACTTCATAGCCTTCAAGACCTAACACATTACTTGTAGTAGTAAATGATGATGTATCTACCCAAGTTATTGTTATTTCGGTAGGATTTTGGACGTATGAACGCTTTTTTACTGTAATTTTATCTGTACTAGTCTTAAATCTCTCATAAAATGCTACAAGTCTCTGCCAAACATCTTTTATTTGAGAACTTTCTATCTTTGTAGTAACAATATGCCCGCACGCTTCATTTGCATGATATGTACCTGTTACTGCATCAAATGTGTCATTGGTAAATATGCCCACATCAGTAGTTGTAGCATCAGTATAGACTGTCATACCTGCCATTAAGTCACCTGTGGCATTAGAAGCTGAGTTTTGTAGCTTCATTTCACTCAAAGCTCCAACTCCAGATACTCTTATCTGACCATAATCAGTCACACTATTTTGAGATACTGGTAAATATGAAGCAGAATATTTATGATATAAACCAATTTTCTCGTCATATTCCCAAATACCAGAAGGACAAAATTCTGGTATTGAGCCAGCACTATCATCTAGTTTATTATTGATTAAAATATTTATCTTGCCATTTACAACACTCATTCCATTTGGGTGTATATATCTATCGTTTACGGTATCAGTAGCTTTTAGGAAAAACTTATCATCAGTAGGAAGTCGTGCTAATTCTTTAAATGTACCATTGTAATAGACTTGCAGTCTTCCGTTGGTGTCCATGATATATGGTACGTCATCTTTAATAACCATTGAGCATACTCCTTGGCTTTCTAATCTGTACGCTCTTGTTGGTTGAGTAGATACACCGTCCCACTCAAATACATAACCTTTCCCATTCTTAGCAATAGTTCCAATCCATATTCTATTAGACGAAGCTCTCATAACTGTTGGTATAAAGTTTGTATCTAATGTTAGAGAATAATCTGATGAAGATACAATAGTTGAGCCATCTACGGTTGAATATATCTTGCTTAGTCCAGAGACAGTGAAGTATAGTCTTGAAGCATAAGCTGTCATCATCCATGGACCATCACCAGTAAATGAAGTGTTAGACCATGAACCACTAGTTACATAGTATAATTTTGAGTTTGCAGTAACGAATAGATATTTTGTACCTCCCAATGTAGTTACTAAAATATCACTTTGTGTTGAGTCACAATCTGTTGGTGTTCCTGAAGTGGCATCAACAACAAATGATGAGTTAGCAGTTACAGTTCCAGATTGATGTGCTTTTGCACCAGCAACAGTCCAGATTTTTGAATTAAATATTTGAAATCCTACTGGATATGAAGTCAATGAAGCATTTGGAGCAGACCCATTTTGACTGGTAGTCTGTATCATTCTATTAACTCTGGTATTACCTAGAACCTTAGTGAAATCTACATTTAGAGTACCAACTAAGTTACCCAGAACATCACTTCTGTTAGTCTGAACCCATTGATTGTTTTGTGGTATTTCAATCATACTGCGTAACAAGCTATTTGATAAACTTGACCTCTAAAATATATTTTTAGAAACTTTGCTACTGTTCCAGTCTGGACTACTGCGGTAGTAGTAGTCTGAGTACCAAAGTTTACGCCAGTAACTACTGTTGTAGATGATAGTTGTCCTTGTGGGTTACTATCAAAAAATACAGCATCTCTTATAAGCTCCTCAAAATTAGTTCCTTTAAAAGAGAAAGCACTTTTAAGATTATTAAGCTCTTGTGTCAGACTTTCTACTTGCTTTGTTAGATTGTTTATTTGTTCTTGCATATTAGTGTTTATCTTCATTTATCCAGTTGGATATATTCTTAGTAGCATTATTCCATCCTTTTTTGAATGACTGTATTACATCGGATGTGGTAATTGAGTCAAAAGCTGAAAATAAAGTTACCTGAATAATGTTTATTGTATCAGTTACTAATATAACTTTCTGCCTAACAAACTTTGATAGAGTATCAGTCATTGTTATTGAGTCACTTGAAGATATGATAAGAGCAGGAGCAAATGAAGCGATGATACCTGCTTTAGTTGCATTAGCACCATTAAAAGTCATACTAAATGAACCAGCAGGAGTTATTGCTCCACCACTTTGGAATAAAGCAGATGTATTATGAGAGTCTATTGCAGATTGAACGAGAGTTGAGTTTGTACTAGCAGATATAGCAGTTGTAGCTCCCGTTGTTCCTGCATACACTGCCCAGCAATTATCAGTAGTTGTAGTAACACTTCTTGTCATAGATGTTCCACTTCCTGTTCCTCCATTATTATCATTAAGTGGATTACTTTGTTTTACCCCAGTAAATGATAGAGCAACTACATAATTACCAGCATTTGAAAATCCACTCGCAGATAATGTATTTGAACCAGATGCAGGATTTACTAAATACCACAAGTTAATTGGGTGGTTAGCCGTTCTGTTAGAATCAATTTGAGTTAAAGATACACCATTGTAAGTCACTGCTGTTGCAGGTGTAGCATAATCAGAAGCAGTCATTACTACAAGTAATCGATTAGTACCAGTACAAGTATAAGAAAAGGATTGTGATGTCCCTGAACTTGCATTCCTAGCTGATGTATCAATTGCTATCGCCATTTATTAAGCAAATTGTACTGTATAAGTTGCAACCACTTGGTCTGCATTTGCAGTTACGAGTGAACCAGTAAGTTTGTGTCCAAGCATTGTTCCTGAAGAAGAAGCATTGAATATACCAATCTCCTCGATTGTCTTTGCTCCTGTTGCAATCCAAGTATAAGTCATTGATAGAGTATCGTTAGTCACAGAGGTTGTAGTTCTTGATACTGTTGCACCTGCTCTTGCTAATCCTGTATCTGTAATCTCAGCTCCAAGGGCTGTGTCTGTTACTGCTACGGCAGTTGGTGATGTTCCTAGAGCTAGATAAGTGAATGGAGTAGCCGAAGCATCACCTGCAAGTAGGGCAATCTGAGCCTTACCAGCATTGGTAATAATGTTCTTCATAAATCCAGTGTCTTTTATACATACACCGTCTCTAAACTGCTGAAGTCTTACTCTACCTACTATCCCGATATTTTGTTCTTTTACTTTCATGTTTATTTATATAAATTTAGTAATTACTCACAATTTTCTACACTAGGGCTAAATCTTTTTCTTTTATCCCTATCTCGCCTTGCATAATATTCTCCAATTTCTCTTTCTAACATTGTTACTTCATTAAATAGAGATTGAACATTTGAAAGAGAATGTCGTCTTGCATAATCATAAGCTGGCTTAATAGCAAAATATCTATGATGTGTTCCTGCTACTCCAGCCATTTTAGTAGTATCTGTATAGGTAAAGTATGAACCTTCACGATTTATGAATACTTTAAGTCCATTAGTATAGTTATAGTTTGGTATTACATCTAAGAATATACCATTGGCTGTTTTATCATATCTTGTTGGTGTACCTGATGAGTTTTGACCATCAATGAAACTATCTACATTTAGCTGTGGATTATTAAGTTCCTGTTGGTCTACTGGTAGTATTTCTCTGTAAATACCTGTATTATCAGCTACCATTACTTTATAAATATCTAAGATAAGATTTCCACTCTCATCAGTAGTAAATGTATAATCTCGTTGACCACTAACTAGATTAGTATATATAAATGGATAATCAGTATGATTTGAGTCATCAAATTGCCATTTACCACTGGACTTTAAAGCAATTTCCATATATCTATCAAGTGCTATGTTAGCATCAGCAGTAAAATCTTTTAACTTATCAGTATTACCTGAAACATCTCCATAATTAGCCAGTATTTCCTTTTCAAAAATCTGCACTAATCCTTTTCTATAAGTTGTATCTGAGAATTGTATGCTCATTGTTTTACTTATTTGCTAATTTAGATAGTGTGGTCGCACTACCCAAACCAGCAAACAAGCTGGTTATGGATTAAAGCTCCATCCACTCTGCGTTACATGTACCAGTTGGACTGAATGAACCAATACCACCTGCCATTCCTACCACAAAGTAAGTATTAGGTGAGAATATCTGACTACCAGTAGTTGAAGCAATACCATATCCCTGAGCATTAGCTGGGATTGTTACTGAACCAAGGCTAGTAGTTGTTGCGTAAGGTGTTGATGCCTTAGCAAGAGTTACTGTCGTAGCAGTTGATGAACTTACTGTAAACTGTACCGAGCCTTGTTTTAGGGTAGAAGTTGCCGATGGGCTTTGTAAAGCACATACAGTTGTGGTTGCCTGTGTTAGTGAACTTGTATGAGAAGCCCACAAACGAACATCTCCAAATGAGATATAAGGACTTCCAATATCAGGTGAACTTACACCTCCAGCTAAAGGCTTCTTAGAGTTGAACACAGCAACAATTCCTATTACTAGGACAAGTGTTGCGATAACTCCAATTATTCTATATTTAGACATATAATTTATCCTATTAGCTTGTTACTAAAACTGAGCTTGTCGTCATTCTTTGGGTCAGGAGCGTTCTTTAGCTCCTTTAGCTTTGTAATTAGACCTTTGATAACCTGACCATTTGAGTCAACCCTATCATCTTTCTTACTAGCCCACTTCTCAGGGTTCTTATAAGCATATCCATTTAGAACCTTAGCAAACTCTATCTGAGCCTTGCTTGCTCCTTCTGGAAGCTCAATAACCAATGGGAGTTCAGTTGGGCGAAGAACCTGTGGGTCACGAACAATAATCTCGTCAGATGACTGTTCTACCTTTTCTTTTTCTTTAGCCATGATTGTTATTTGTTTAAACCAAGAAGGGTGTTCAGTAGGCAGTCGGCGGGGAGCTACCTACTTAACACCCCTCTCGGGGTGAATAATTTATGCGAGTGTGATGTCGATTATAAGCCCAGCCTTCTGTGACCATAGCTTAAATCCTACTAGACCAAACACTACAATTTCTCTACCTGTCTTTCCTGTTACTGGTTTCTCTTCATACTGCATACCTCGTGGTGAAGCATAAGTAGCTACTTTGTTAGCTCCGAATACTCGGTGACCTGCGTTAGTTACAGTTGTTGTTCCAAGAGTAGCATCTACGAATGTTCCTGAACGTACTACATAGATATCAACACCCATCCAGTTGTTCATAAATCCATTCTTGATGTTTAGGTCAGCAGTTGAGAAACCGTTTGTAGCACCTGCGATAGCAAATCCTACTAGGTCAGTATTCTCAATTACAAGGAAAGCTCCATAGCTATTCTCATATCCAGCAATCTTTGAGACAAGATTAGCCATGATAGTGTTGATGTTTGAAGCAGTTGTGAAACCACCAGCAGGAGTTGTATATGTTCCTGTTCCATCTTCACATAGGTTGTTAAGAACAAACTTGTCAATTCCATACGCTACTGCGTACATCATGTTATCAATTCGAGCTGTTGCAACATCGAACTTTGAGAAGAACTCTTCGTGTGCAAATACATGCTCAGCGTAGATAACTTCATCAGTTACAGTTAGTGCATCATCAGTAATTGTCCATGCAGTTACAGAATAAGTACCAGCGACAGCCTGAATAGTAGCGGTTGGCTGTGAACCATAAGGGTTCTGTATACGCTTTGTATCTTCTCTGTTTACATCACAGATTTTTTCAGCGACTAGAGCGTTTCTAAGTACAATATCATACTGACTTAGAAGATATGTGTCTCTGTTACCATAAGTTGATTGGGTATTCATAATTGGTTTCCCCGCCAATTAGTAACCCCGCCTATCTTTTAATTCTTTCTATTTCTTCTAGCCCAGAATAGAGCTTCAGCTTCAGCACTTCCTTTTTCAGGTACTTTACCTTCAGATAGGTCTTTTAGTAGAGAAGTATCGTCTGGCTTAGCTGTTGTCTTTCTTGAGCTTCCAGTATTAGTTACTTCAGCAGTCTTTCTTTTACTTGCTCTTTTTTCTAATACTGCACTAATATCTTCGTCTTTTAGAGCTTCTGCGATTGAGATACCTTTGACTTTTGCAAAGTTCTGCACAGTGTCAATATCATCATCGTGTACATTTGCTCTAACGAGTGCAATCAAATCTTTTTGGGATAGATTGTCTCCTTCTGCGTTTTTAGGAGTTACAGTTGTACCTTTTTTTAGGTCGCTCTCCGCTTTCTCAGCTCGGATTTTATAGTTTCTAGCTAGTTCGTCAGCTTTCTTGCCTTTTATGGCTCTGTCTAGTAGCTCTTGCTTTAAATCCGCTTCTTTCCTTTCTGCTATCTTTAGTTCTCTATCTTCATCAGATAGACCTTCGATTTCAGACTGAAAGTCAGTATCTGCTTCTAATTTTGATTGTATTGAGGCATCAATCTCTGCCATAAAATCATCACTCATAGGGGTCTTAGTTTTAGGAGTTACTTCCAAACTCCAGTTGTTAATAATTATACCACAAATTGTTTGTCAAACAAGTTACTCGTTAGAGTCATTTGTTAATCTCTTCTTTGCTTGCTCAGGTGTCTCATTAGATTGACCTGCGATAACATAAAGCCATGATAGCTGTGTTTCAATGTGTCTAACAAATTGATTTCTAGCTAGTAGCTTTAGACCGTAAGGGTCAGTTAGCAGACCATTTGGGTCATACTCAACATTCACCTTTTCACCATCAATGTTATCCATTAGGTTAAGAGCTGTTTTTACCATGCTGATAACTAATTCCTTACTCTTTATAGCTTGGAAAATAGTATCTTGTGGTACTCCAAATATCTGAGTCTCAACACCAAGCCAAACATCTGTTACTACTCCAATAGGATTTTCACGAGAAACTGTTGGCAAGAACCTTTTACGGATTACTCGCTTTAACGCGTCATTTCCGTCAAATGTGCTTTGTATAATCTTTCTTTCTGAGTCTGTTAGTTGTAGTCCAAAGAACAATGCTCTTAGAGCTATCACCAAGTCATCATTTTCTGCAAATGTCTTCTTGATTAGGGCTATTTCACTATCAGATACAGTTAGTTTACTTTTATCCGCCATTTTATTTAATATTAACTTTTAATACCTTTCTTCTTCTCATACATCTTTCGCTTCTTAGACTCTGTCTTATCAGGAGTCTTGTCTAGCTTTGACTTTGATTTCTTCTTCATGTTACTGATTTAATGCCCCACCAGCATTAGCCATGACTGGCTGATTATTTGATAATGTTTGTGGATTAGGTTGAATTGGTTGGTTCATCTGTGGCTGTGGTGCAGGATTACTAGTAATTGAGTCAAATTCAATCGGTGTTATAGCACTAGTTTCAGTTAATATCTTCTTAAATACAAACTTAACTTCAGGAGACATTGGCTGTCCATTTAATCTTACAAGTGTTGTTAGAAGTGTATTTAGGGTAGTCATTACTGCATCAGAGTTCTTTAATTCTCCAGTAATATTTATTTCAACATCCCACTCTAAGTCTTTAAATATTTGCTTCCATGTCTTGTCAGATATTTCTGAAGGCTTTAAGAACCTCATATTTCCTGAGTCAATTAGTTCCTGTTTTATATCATTCTGTTGCTGAATGATATCTAAGTTTTTAGGCATTGTACCAGTAAGAAGAGCTTGTTTTATATTGTCCTTAACTCGTCTGATAGCTTCTGATTTAATATACATAGTTTCAATCTTATCCATTCCATAATCAGATAGAGTTGCCACTATTTCATCAGTGTTATTAGTCTTTTTCTTTAAGTAAGGCAATATAAAGTTGCGTAGCATTTCTTCTACGTGAAGTCCTTTGTTCTCAGTCATAAGTTCAAACAAAGAGTGGCTTTCTTGTAGTAACGCCTCAGTCTGTCTCCAAGCTGTACCAGATGGAGGATTTTGACCAAGCATTGACTCAGATATACCAGTTATTTCATTCCCAAGAGCTTTCCATGTTGTAGCAAAATTCTGCCATTGAGTTATATCATGTGAACCATTATTTACTTGAGTTATTGGCTCATTTACCTTATGAACCATAATATCGCCATTCTCAATCGCATCTAGCACGTTTTCTCCTAAGAATTGTCCATCAGAAGTCTGGAACATTAGCTTACTTGCAAGGTCTAACTGGTCTTTTATTGCCTTAGCTGTATGGTTCTGCATCCACTGATTCTCGAATAGGTGTTCTACTGCTCCGATTGCCAATGTTCTACCATCTTCCTTAATTAAGTGAGTTATCATGTAAGGACACTTCTCTTCCTCTCCTGAATAAAGAATAAAGTCTTGAATATCTTTCTCCCCATTACCGCCAACGTATGAGTAAACATACATCTGGTCTGTATACTTCTTCTTGTCTGCTTCTGTTGCTCCTTTACCTTGCGACTCCTTTAACATTGATACAGGGAACTTTCCATGTACTTCATATAGTTTGTAGTAGTCAGACTTATTGTCCTTTCTACGGTTATCAAGAGTCTCTCTAGCCTTTTTAGCATTTATCAGATTATTTACCTTATCCTCATCATAACCACTTTCTCTCAGTTGAGCTTCTGTAAATTCAAGTATTTCAATCTTAGGATTGGGGTCAAATTCTACTGGGTCAACAATTAGTCTATTCCATGGAATGACTGAAATGTTTAATCCGTTTGAGTTTTCAACAAACTTAATTACTGCTGAACCATACCTTGCCAATACTCTACCCCATTCATTTAGAAATGAACCAAAGTTATGCTTACGCATCCAATCTTGTACCCAAATAGTAGCTAGTATCGCTTCTAAAGTATCGTGAGATTTGGTCGGCTTGATTATTACGTTCTTCCTATCAAGGTCAGTAGCTCTAAACCAAATATTACTTGCAGATGTAACTACGTTAAAGAAAGGCTTTTTTCTTCCTTTTGAGTCATAACTACCAGATATATGCTTACTGTTTAGATAGGCTTCAATCTTTTCTATGGTGTCCCACATATTAAAGGTTACATACTTAGAAATGATAGTGTTTCCTCGTATGTAGTCCTTTTCAAGTTTACGGACTACCTCGCCAATAGTTTTATTAGTAATCATTGGCTAATTACTTAGTTAGTTCTGTAAATAAGAGTATAGTCAAGTGTTCCTCCAACAGTAAAATAAAGTCCTGTGTAAAACTCTATTGCTTCTGGGAACTTATACACACCTGAACCTGATGGGAAAGTAAATGTATTTACGATGACAGTACCTGAACCTGCCGTATTATCCCATAATTTCATTGTTCCATTGGTATGTGAGTTGACTATCACTCCATAAACCTTTCCATTTCCTGTCGCTATATTAGCCGATGCTGATGCGTTGTAATATTTTGCTCCGTCTATTGATGACATAGATATTTAAATTGCTCGCCGAGTTTTTAATTTAACTAAATTATACCACATTTACTTTTGTAAAGCTATTCTGCACTATTCTTAGCCATATTGTTTTTGTTAGCAACCATGTGATTTTTCTGTTCTCTTCGCATAATTACCATTTCTGGTGAGTTATCATCAAATGCCTTTGATAATTCAAACCATGCACGCATAAGGATTGTATCACCTACGTCTGGTGACCTACCAATCTCTAATTTGACATCATCTTTAGCCCTTAGTTCTAATTTACCTTCTCCATCAGGCTTCTTGTCTCTAAGCATAGCCGATAGGTCTACAATAATCTCATCTCGATATTCTGGTACATCCAACCTAATCTTATGTTCATTTATAAGCTCTGCTAGTTTAAATCCACATTGAGCCTTTAAATTTCTAAAGTTGGGCTTTTGAATGAGAGAATGATTTACCTTTAATGCTTTTAGCCGTATCTCCTGTAAAGATTGGACTGGGCTAGTATTAGCCATAAATCCTTTGACTCCAAATAGATGGTCAACCACTCCTCCTCCAATACCATCTTCATCAATTAAAATATGTGAATATGGTACATGATGTAATATAGCTTTGTCTTTTATCTTCTGCTCAGTTTGAAAGGTATCTTGTTTCTCGTATCTCTCTATTTTGTATAGCTCTAATCCATCCCAGTATGAAAATACTGTTGAGTCTTTACCTTTTCTAGCCACGTCTACGATAAGATACTTTTGATTGTCTTTTACGATTGAATTACTAAATGCGTCATTCAGAGCATCGCTTGATATAAGTGAGTCAAGATTATCTTCATAGTCCCAATTACCTTCCCATAGTCGTTGTCGCCTTACTGAGTCTTTTTCATTTGAAAGAGTTTCGAGATAATCTTCTGGTAGATATGAGTTATCTGTTGCAAATGCTTGGATATATTTACGCTGTTTCTGGAGTGTTCCTTGCTTATATGGCTCTACAAAGTCTCTTTTCATCCAACCTTTCTTTGGGTTAGCTGTGATTAAGAGTTTCTTTTTAAGCCCATAATCTTTGTTTTTCCAACGTCCAATAGAAAGCCATAAGTTTGCTTTAGCATTCTCCTCAACCTCGCCACCTTCTTCTATCCAACCTCTAGTCATCTGCATACTACCAAATCTTTCAAAGAGTGGGTCACTTGGTTCATGCTTACAGGCAATCAAGAATACCTTTGAACCATTAGTTAGATTGAAACAGTTATCTTGCCCATTGAATGTAGCATAATCATCAATCTTTAATCCCCATTTGCCGAATACTTCGTGGATAGATGGAATAGTATATTTTCTTAGGTCATTTAGTTCTTTTCTGGCTATGAAGTAATGAGTTTCTGGATATATGAGTGCATCACCAAATATCAACGAACAACCTAGAAACGATTTACCTCCTCCCTTAGCACCACCATAAAGGATTTCTTCTGAAATGTCATCAATCCAGTATTCAACAGCTTGAAGTTGTTTAGGGTTTTTAGTTTTGAACTGTATCTCCATCTTTAACTATCTTCATACCAGTAATAGCTTGTACTTCAATAGCTCCTCCGTTTTTACCTGTATGCTCAGTACGTTCACTATAAACGTCTTTCTTTAAAGTCTTTAAGCTAAATTCAGTTGCTTTATACTGTATTTCTTTCTTTCCTTTCTCTTGGTCATCTAGCAATCCGTCTAATGCCATTTCAAGATTCTTTTCTGCTTTTTGTACTAAATTAGTCTTTCTGATATTTTCTGATAGCCAGTCAGGCATTTGACCAGTTATGTTCTGTGCGTATTCTTCGCTGTATTTTGCTTTTATTGCACTTTGATAAGCATTACCCCAAGTTGGAGATTTTGGGTCTAAGTATGATTTTAAAAATGTTTGTTGCTGTTCATTTAGTTCCATTACTTTAACTTTAGTTTCCTCAGTGCGTCTTGGTAACTTATAATATTTCCATATAATCCACTGCTTAGAGTTAATGCTGATTTGTTTCTTACTCTTGCTCTAAGGTTTCTATCCTTAATTGAGTTTAATTGTGTTTGATAGCTATCTAGTTCCATTTGTAGGCGGAACATTGGGTCATTTATATATCCTTCTACCCAGTTATCTAGCCCAGCTTCTTTTTGTTGTATTAAATGTTGGAGTTCGTGTGCTAGTAGGTCAGGAGTAAGTAACTTATTTGTATATATAACATCATCATAGGCAAATATTGTATCTTTTGTTACTTTAAAGTGTTGCTTGAACCTTTCAAGTAATGGAAAGTGTTTTTGCTCTTTGAGTGTAAAGTTCATTTATTTACGCTTTTTTGATACTCCAGCCTTACTTAAGGCGATTGCTATTATTTGCTTTCTTGACCTTAGCTTACCATTTGCTCCCCTTGCTTTACCTGTCTTTTGATTATCCTTGTAAAGCTCTTTTATGTTAGCCGAGATTACTTTCTTACTTTTACCTGATTTTAATGGCATGTTATTTTCTTTAGTTTTTAACACATGAGATACCTGAGCCTGATTTTACACCGTAAGTAGATGTAATATAACAGCTGGTCTTTTCGTCATCAAATCTATATACCTCAATAGTCTGTTGGTCTGATGTCTTTATACTAGATACTTGGTATGCTTCTCGCCATGGTTTTATGATTGAAGCATAGCTAGCACCGCCAATTCCTAGAATTATTACCGCCAAAATTATCTTTTTCATATCTAATATATTATCATACTTATAACATTTTATCAACATTGTTATCTAATAATTTATATTGAGATACTCTACCGACTTCTAGAGTGCCTCTAGTATGATTTTCTTTTCTCATATGTGAAAATAAAGCACCTCGGGCATCAATAGCATCAATACTACTTCCACCTTGCCAGCCACATTCTGTACAGGTTGCAAGACAATGTGGAGTCGTATTTAAAATAGATTTTATTTTCTTCATACTTACTATTGTTTAGTTGATAGGGATGATAGTTCTAATACATGCTTTATAGCATCATGATAACCGCAACACTCAAATTTATCTTCAAGTGGTTTCTCTTTTATTCCTAGACCTGCTATTTCTTCCCTTATCTGATTCTTTTGGTGGAGTAGTAGAAGTTTAGCTTTCTCAACCTTACATTCTGACTTACCTAATAGCTTACAATCAGCACATCTTTCTGTGTTGTGATTGAATATTTTGTCTATTTCTTCTTCTATTTGTTTTGGTTGTGACATGGTGTTATTTCATTTTTACTATTAAATTGTGTTTACCAAGAGTGCAGGCATGGACATCATCAAAAGCAATATCTACTTCTTCCTCGCACTTCCCTTTTTCATAACAAGCGTGGACATATCTTTCTAATCCATATCTACGACATATATTTTCTGCATATTCTTTGCCACCTCCTGACCATACTATGATTCTACTATTCTTCATTTTCTTTGAGAGTATTTGAATAAGTAAAATAACTTCTAGATTTACTCCACACTGCGGTCGAAGGTGTGCAGGTGTTTTTGGTGGAATACCCTCATTGTTGAGGATTGTTCCATCTACATCAAACCCAATAATTATCTCCTTCATATTATTTATCGTTATTGCTAGTAATGAAAATTTCTTTTAGAGTACTGTAAATTTCACCTCTCAACCCTTTCATTTCACTAAAAGGAATTTGTCTCATAACGCAGTTATCT